AGCCAGCTTGCGCAAATGTAATAATATGTAAAATGTAAATATGTAATATGCACAAACCCGTCACAGTTGTCATGACGTATTCGATTTCGTTAGTTTTATGCCGGTAACGACGGCACAGGACTATAGTAAAGTGTCGGGATTCCAGAAAAATTGTAAAATTGGAAGTCCTCACCAATGCTAACAAAGTGGTCCTGCATGAATCTTGCATTGGTGGATTGAGTGTATCGATGCTGAAACCCCATGAAAGTGTTAGGGGTATAGAGGTCAGTCCAATCGATACGCTTGCCCGGTTCAAATCTTCTGTTACTGTAGTAAGGAACCTCAAATTCCATAACTGAGTTAACTCCCATTCCAGTAACATGAGCGCCAGCATAACCAGTCACAGCTCCATCAGTCGCTGTATAATCATCGGTTGGTAATGCTGTGTAACCAAGGGCGCCCTCATTTGGATATGCTCCGATGACAGCAATTTGGTTCAGGTATTCTGCAGCTTCTGGCTGCATCAACTCTACTTGACTATTGTCAAGCACCCCTGGAGCTGTCGCAGTCACTCCTCTTGCCATAATTTTATATCTAATCGATCCCCTAACCCCAGAAAAGCAGAGGGAGATCAGATGCAACAAAAGCGTGTTGCAAAAATTGTAAGGCACTGGTCCAGTTGCACTGTGCACAGCGTTTGGAACCCGCCCCCGCAGGAAAGGGTACGCGCAACGTCTGGTTCTAAAGAACTTACCAACACCACCGCCGGTGTAGTCACCACCAGTCGTTTCGTGCAATGTGTAGCGCTTAAGTAACATGCGTAAAGAACCAACATGTTCCCCGATGTAAACTTTGTTCATATCGGGTGAGTTTGAAGCGCCAGTACAAAACTTCCTGATGGATGATGATTGCGAATTGCTAATCTCACCAGATGGGAAAAGACCCGATTGAGATGTGATTGTATAATTCCCTGGTGCAGGGGTCGGTACAAAGACTTCAAAGTCATCTGCAGCCGAGACGTAAAAATTCAACACAACATTGGAAATGCCTACGTTAGAAGTTATCAGTTCATTGAGAACGTAAACAGAAAGTATTCCATTGAAAAGTTCATTCGAGGTCAAAGGTCCAGTGCCATATATAGTGCTTGTGGTAACCGAACCAGGTTTTATGATTGGCAACAGATTAGTTGGTTGTGATATGCCTATCTCGTAAGTCATGTCAGTATCAGTCGTAATGTCAATAACTTCTGAATAACCGACATTGGTCTCAGTAGCAGAATTTTGGTTTGGATCGTACTTAACCATAAGTCTGCCCCGATGGAACCCAGAACATACCACTTCTATTCTCAGTTTCATACATCCTGTCCAATACTTAAAGGGCATTGCTGCAAAACAGCATGGGGTCATGTTGATCCCAGTACCATTCAGTTGCCACATACAAGGTGTGACACGGGTGTTCCAGATCAACGTGCCAGTTGGTGACGAAGTTAACCAACTGGCGGTATCTATCCAGGCCTCTCTTGTTGCGAAGGATGCAATCGCCAATTCATCCTTATCTCCAACTCCACCAATCCGTGGATCAACACTCAGCTCTTGTTTCTCTTCAATGGTCAACTTCGCTGATGTGTCAGGTGCAGTTGCGCATGCTAGAGATCCAGTAGCTACGGGTCTCATGGGGTCTGGTGCTTTAGTGATCAATGGCCTACTATATCCATAGCTATGGGCGATCTCAGAGATTCCGCCAAAAACCATTGATCCAGGCATCGCCATTGGTGCGAAGCTTGGTATGGAAGAAAGTCTAGCCAGAGTCTTTGAAATGACCCCAGCGGTGTGGGAAACCACTCCCTTGGCATTCGCCTGATCATTCTCACTGGGTTTACCAGCTTGAGCAACGATAGTCGATGGGTTCACACTAGTTGGGAATGCAAGGTGCATGTCCTCAGCCCATGCGAAAATGCTGACAGTTATTGCTTCAGTAGTCCCAGCTGCATTCAGCAAAACGGATAGTTCACTCATACAAATGCGCCCAAGTTCAGCGTATTCTGCATCAACTATGCTGACGGCATTTTTGTGCCAGAAAAATGGTAGTACCATTTCAGCTCCCTGATTTGTGGTTGGATTTATGATGCAATGAGGTCTTTGAGAATGTTCGGTCATGTGACCCTCGGTTGTAGGAACACCGGCGTGTGAAGCTGCATCAAAATTTGGCAATGGCAAGTAGTCCGGCATAAGCCTACCGTAATAGAATGCGTTTCCACTGACCATGAACTTCAAGTGCAAATTGCATCTCATCATGCTGTAATTTGCTATTCTGTTAATCACACGCTTGTTCTCGAAGAAGAGACTCCAGGGATCGATGACCACTTGTGTGGCACCGCCAACATCCCAAGTGAAATTGTATATGTTGACTGGACGTTCAAAGAAATCGCCCAAGTCTGAACGCCAATCACTGACCGCTTCTCTTGCTGGGTCGGTGAAAGTTGGTTCTACAACTACATCCTGTTGTTCTTCGTCTGCGAATGTCATGGTTCCTTGAATTTCGGTTTTCGTTTCAGGGACCCCACTTTGTGGTTGTATGTAGACCATTCTCGGATCGTACAAACATGTTAATCCATCACGTAATGTGCGGCATTCTCCAACTATACCAGCAGCATTTGCAATGAGCTCATACAGGGCTTCGTTCTCCATCTGCATCAGCTTCAGTGCACTCCGTGAAAGAACTTCTGAAACAAAATCTATGTCGGAAGAGAGTTTTACAAGAACTTCCTTTTCTTGGGTGGAAAACCTGCCACCATTTTCATCCCGTTTTATTAGACAGAGTTCGGGAAACTGTTCTTTTGTGTGTTCTATTTGATTTGTAAACATTTTATTATGTAGTGATGGTGCTTCATGCTTATTATCACCATCAACTTGGCTCTCAGTTGTTCGGGGTAGTCGCTTAAAAACGACGTGCGATGCACCCCCTTGGTATTCAAAGCCTAGATATTCAGCCTGAGAAAGCAAAACATCTGGTAAACCATCTGAATCCACCATTTCTTCAACTTCGGACTCTATGTCCACCCCATGATAGGTACGGGGTACAGGTAACCCAAATTTTACGAGGTGGGTCTTGCCTCTTTTGCCATTGCGTTTCATCCAATCTTGAACACGGTCTTCATATGAAAGATTCAATCCTTCAATGTGACCAATCATGTCCAAACGTTCCGCCAACTCGATCAACTTCAATCTAAAGTCCTCATAGAAAATGGGACCATGATTGAAAGCTTCCCTGAGGGATGTTGACAGGTTGGTGCAACAAATGGTGTAACTTGTATGTCCGGATCGCTTGTCGAGAGTACAAAGCCTCATCATGCGGTAGATACTGACAGGATCAAGGGCGCCAATCTCAAAACCGAGCAGCGGGTGAAACACGGAACGTCGTTTCAAGAAATCAACTTCTTCCCAGCTGTAGTAGTTGGGAATTGGTTCATCACTTTTATCAAATCTCGTGAATTTCATGCCAAATCGTGCCAGAAAAATGGAAAATCCAAGCACAGTGAAATTCGGGGCGTCATCTGATACCTCACCAACATTGTCGTCCCCGTAGGTTTGCATGCCCACGAATTCGGCAAATGATCTGGCAGGGTACTCGTGTAGGAAATATGCTCTCAGGAGCAACAAATTGCAAATTGCGTTGACAATTGCAGTCATGATATTTCCGGAGATGAAAAGACCGAGACATGGAATGAAGATACCTCCATCCATAACCACGTAACAGTTGATGATGCACTCCATTAATAACTCCATGCATCTTATATCCTCTTCAGTGTAGTTTCCGCTCTGACGTGCTATCCAAATCAAAACATCTCTAATCGCCATGACTAAGAGCATTCTGGTGAGGTGGACGTCGAATCCAGAGAAATCGCCGGCAAAGATTTTGCCACTTTTGAAGCGCCTTACTGCCCTCATAATGCGATCCCACTCGTGGTTGCTGGCATTTGTGCCAACCGCAATCTCAAACACTTCTGGATTCAATTCAATCATTTCTATGATTGGTAGAAACAACCTTCTCATTTCAAAATTTGTTACACCTGATAGAGCATTCACTACTCTCGCCTTTTGGGCCCCTTTCTTATGGGGTTCGTCTTTGAAGAACGTTTTTACCGGTCGGTTAGGAACGATACCGTCTCGCAACTTTTGTCTGTCTATCTCCAATTCAGCTTTAAACGCTTCTGACAGTTCTTTCACATCGCTACCTTCAGTGCGCACTATGAATGGCTCCTTGTTACCGGTTAGGGGTAACCCTGGCGCGGTGTTTATTGGCCAAGCTGGCATGAAACGCCGCCCTGGTATACCATTCAGCGCTTCGTGATCAGTCAATGGTCTGAGCTTTCCCTTCCACTCCTCGGAAAGGACGACTGGAGCAATTTTCTCCCTGTAATCTTGGAGCGCTTTGTTCATCAGATCAGGATCTATTATGCTCATTGGCGTTCTGGCTTTATCCATGAATTTCTGGTAGGGCTTCCATGGAGGAGACATTTTGGGTGGTTCATACTCATTGTCATCACCGAATATCTCTTTCACCAGGTCATTAGTGGGAAAGACTGTAAATCCAGACTTCTGCGCAGGTTCAGCCTTAATACACCCGACGCACTCAAAGTGAGACACTTCCTTCTGGTAGTTAAGAAAGTGTTTGGGGTGCAGTCCACTCTGTTTCTCCAAGTCCTTGCCCAGACACTTGGTGTTCAATGGTGCTGTTTGAGAAAACAAGTAGAATCCCTTCTTGGTAAAGAAGCTCTTGGCTTCCTTCAAGTATGGAAGCGGACATTGCACAGCAGCTCCATCCGGTTTGTAGTGAGCTCCAGCAACATGCATTCCAAGAACACAAGGTTCTGTTCCTGCTTTGTACAATATTGCTCCGCATAGACCTGGAAAACATTGGCCCTGATTTATCAAGTACTTCAGGCCCATGAATGGTTTCTCCGTTCCGATTTTGTAGGAACCTGATTCGCAAATCCCTTTGGTTCTCTTTATCGCTCCATCGTCACTTCGGTAAACCATGTTGAACATGATCTTACTGCTCTTTTCAAGCATTTTGGGACACAACATGTGGGATATGTCTTTGCACAAAACTCCACAACCTCCTGTATAGATGTAGGCCAAGTCGGTATCCTCACGATTAAACATCATACTCTCATACACATCGAAAGTGCGGGAGTGGTTCGTCGATTTTGGGTTATCATTCATTACCAATTTAATGGTGAACGAGCTCAAACCTTTAACGTAATGCTTAGGAAATTTCATCACGTTTGGATCTGTGAACAGACTGTTTCCAAAACTGACTGGAGCTTTAGTCTTGATGTCATAGATTGTGAAATGGAACAGGTTTCTAACCAACACGCCTTCAAATTGTTCGGATGTCATTGTCTTGCACTTGGTTGACACATCTATCTTTTCAATTCTAGGCTCCAACCACTCAGATTCTGCAAGAGCGGCCTCCGGCGCACCTGGAACAATCACTTCAACCGGCTTTTCGGATGCCGCTCGAATCCCAACAAGAGTTTTGAGTTTACTTATAACACCAGCTTGCTCATCCGTAGCTGGTGAATTTTCAACTTCCAACTTCTCTGTAGGAAGCGTAGGTATCTTATCGCCAATGATGCCATCTGGGGCGCTCTTGGGGTTCTCAATCCCGAGGATTGAATCAATCCAACCTTCAAAACCAATCTTTTGAGTTTTCTTAAGTGCTCTCATCAGCTTAATACAAATGTAGAGCGCAGCTGCGCCAGTAGAATAGGCCATGACATGAGTCATAACCTTATCTCTGGTCAAACGATTGCAGTACTGCGTCACATCATTTCGCTGCATGAGTGAATCTATATGTGCCTTCTTTGCTGCTTCCCAATTATTCCGGAGTCGCAGCACTGAAAAAGTACTGAATAGAAGAAACAAAAATAGATGCACCTGAAAATTGGTGTATGAATGATCAATAAAGATACTTGTCGAGCGAGGAAACCAGGTAGCGTATGTTGGTTCAAGCTGAATGTGATCAACTCTAAGAATCTTGAAAAGAAGCTTCCAGATTCTGGTTCGTCGGGTTGGAATCTCAACAGGAACTGGTTCAAAGTATTCGATTTCAACAGGTGAACAAACCCGTATTAAAAAGCTCACAAAAGATGCGGCTGTACCAACTGGGTCATACAAATGATCAACCCTTGTGTCCATCTCAAAATATCGTGGACAATGTACGCACAACCAAATCCAAAAGGGATTCCTGTCAAGGCAATATTCCGTAGAGGACAACCAGTGAACCAAGTATGAGAACAATACAAGACATGGAATAACGCACAGCTGAATTAGACTTGATCGAAATGAATCATAAATCTTATCAGCATCAGCTATGCATATCAGTTCTTGGAACCGCTCATCCCTTAGTGCATTGGTTGGAACAAACTTCAACCAATCGAATCTTGTCCATAGTGCATCAAGGCCAAAGTACGTACCGGCCTTGGCAGCCATGTCTCCCATTAGAATTTTCCTCGAAATGGTGTTTTGGAATCTCTTCTTCATACTACCCATTGCACGTTTGAAAATGAAATTGACCATGACCCCTTCGGGCTCTAGTTCCAAACGCTCAGCATTTTGATCTGCTTCATATATAGTATCAAGTGCGATTTCAATCACTGACAAGGTCTCATCATCATTCTCTTCACCAGAAGATGATTCAGAACCGGAACCTGAAGAAATATCCTCATCAGAACTATCTACTGATTGTTCTGGATAAGAACATTCATATATCGCTTGTTCCTCATCTGAAGGTTCCGAGTAGCACGAGTTTTGTTGTTGCTCTTGGGGCTCATG